GCTTGTCCCGCACCTTCCGCCCGGCCGAGAGCACCTTCGTCAGGCTCGCCCGCGCCCGGGCGTCGGGGAAAAAATCGATCAGCTCCTCGACGAACGCGTCCGCGGCGAGCGTGATCGCGTCGCCGGCGAGTGCCCGCCCGAAGTCCTCGTCGGTGACCTGCTTGGCGTCCGCCTCGTCCTTGCACAGGCAGTACAGGACGTCGGCCAGTTGCACCGGGTCAGACACGAGCGCCCCGAGCGGCTTGAACCCGTCGTCGATGAGCTTGTACAGGTCGATGCCGACGAGCCCGCGCACCCGCTTGACGGCGGCCACGTTGATGGCCACCGTCCACGTCCGCCCGGCGTTGTCGCGGAAGCTGTGCACGTCACTTCCTCCGGATGAGGGGGATGTCGAGCGGCTCCCAGTCGGCGTCCGTCTTCTTGGCGACGCAGACCGGGATCGCGATCGGCTCCCAGTCGTCCGCGTCGGTCTTCGCGACCGGCCGCAGCCGGCCGGCCCGCTCGGCGCTGCCGCCGAACATGAGCGTCTTGCGGCCCCGCTCGGTCGTGCAGCAGACGACCGCGACCAGCTCGTTGGTGTCGGCCCGGAAGATGCCGCCGCCCGAGTCGCCGGAGGAGACGCTCAGCTCCATCTGCAACTGCCCGTCGGGCGTCTCCGCGCCGGTGACGCGGCCGGTCTCGCGGTTGCCGGGACGGTCGATGCCGTAGCCCATGTGCCACACCTCGGTCCCGACGGGCGGGTTCTTCGTGGCGAGGTTGGCGAACGGCAGGTCGTCCACGACCGCGTCGGTGACGAGCCAGGTCAGGTCCGCGTCGGTGTTGCGGGCCGCCACCGTGACCGCGAGGGTGCGGCCGTCCTTGAGCGTGAAGCTCCCTCGACTCCCGACCCCGCCGGTGCAGTGCGAAGCGGTCAGGACGTCCCACTTCCCGTCGGGGCGGCGCGGGCCGATCACCGTCGCGGTACAGCCGGCGTTGCCGAAGCGGAGTTTGCCGATCGCCTGCTCGGCGTTGGCCTTCCCCGGCGGCTTCGGCTCCGGCTTGGGCGGGATCGATCCGCACCCCTCGACCACCACCGTGATCTGGCTCTCCTCGACGACCAACCCGCCCTCGGCCTGCTGGATCACCAGCAACTCGACCTCGTAGGTGCCGGGGTGCGCGGCGAACTCCAGCATGCCTCGGGGCGTGGTCGCCCGCTGCACGTCCTTGGCCGGGTGGACGCGCCAGAGGATCGCGGCCTTCGGGTCCACCCCCTCGGCCCGCAGCCGGACCAGGGAGTGCGGCTTGTACTTCGTCTCGCCCGTGATGCGAACGGGCGGGTTCGGGTCCGCCGCGCCGACCGACGCGGCGGAGAGCAGAATCGAGAACCCGACAACGATAACGCGCATGGTGCTCCTCGGGGTGATCAGGCAACGGTCATCCACTCGGGCGGGTTGGCCGCGAACGTCGGCTTCACGGTCACGCTCACGGTGATCGCCTCTTCCAGCGCCTCGTTGCGGCTGAAGTTGGTGACCGCACAGGTGGCCCGCAGCCCCTGCGAGCCGGCCGTGGTGATGTCGCCGTCCATGACCGCGAACTCGAGCGCGGTGTGGTTCAGGAACGCGTCGCGGATCGCGGAGAAGTCGTCGTCCTCGGTGTCCCACACCATGTCGAACTCGATCGACCCGTCCTTGAGCGTCGCCACGGTCGCCCGCCAGCCGGCGTTGCCGCGGGTGGTCACGTCGGCCTCGCCGGCCTCGAGGTTCAGGGTCACGTCCCGGACGTTCTTGATCTCGTTCCAGACCGGGGCGGCGTGGGTGCCGGTGTTGCGGTAGAGCTTGGCGTCGAGCCCGAGTTTCACACCCACGCGACACCTCCGTTAGCGGACCGAGTTCTGCCACAGCGCGGGCAGCGTCTGCTTTTCCTGCTCGAAGGCCGGCCCCATGAACGGTCGGGGCCGGTAGTGCGCCCGCCTGGAGCCGTGGCGAGTCTCCAAAGTCGTGTCGCCGCCGTGCTCCAGCAGGCGCGGGGCCTCCGACCCCTCCCTCGTCAGCGTCGGCCCGATGACCACCGACTTGCGGTCGGCGTCGTAGGCGAACAGGATGAACTTCCGCAGGATGCCGACGTGCGAGAAGGGCGGGCCGCCCGGCGGGCTCGTCCCCTTCCGCTTGCGGATCGAGGTCTTCGCCCGCTGCCGGACGAAGGCCCCGAACCGCGACAGCACCCTGCGGGCGCCGGCGTCCACTGACCGCTTCACCTTCTCGCGGTCGAAGAAGCCCCGCTTGGCGGCCTGGAAGCTCAGCCCGATCACCCGTCACCTCCACACCCGGAAGGTCAGCGTCAGGACGCTCGTGAACTGGCGGAACTCGTCCAGGTGCTCCGGGGCGTAAACCGGCACGTTCTCGACCTCGGTGCAGCGAGCCTGCGGGTAGCCCGCCAGGGGCTCCGACCGAAAGTGGTCCGCGATCTCCTCCACCAGCACCATGAGCGCATCGAGGTTCTCGGGCGTCGGGTCGAGCTTCTTCTGCACGGCCACGTCGATGCGGTAGTCGAAGCTGTCGCGGTTGCGGTCGAGCCCCTTGCTCGCCACCGACCGGGGGACCACGCTCACGCGGAGCGTCGTCATGTCGGCGAGCTCGAACTGCGGCAGGTAGTGCCGCTCGGCCGTCAGCGGTTGGCTGAACGAGGCCGCGTTCAACTGGGCGACCACGGCGTCGGCGATGGCGAGGATCGTGGCGGGCAATCAGGTCTCCTTCGGCACAAGCGCCCGCACGATCTGGAGGATCAGGTCGTCGATCGGCGTGCCGGTCGCCCGCACGATCTCGGTGAGCACCTCGCTGTGAACGATGGCCCGGAGGATGGGTGCGGCCTCGCCGGGGTTCGTCCCGCCAGTGCCGCGCAGACTGAGCAGTTGCCGTAAGAAGTCGAGCATCACTCCACCCCCACTTGCTTGGTGTGAATCCGCAGCACCTTGCGGTACACGTCCGACCAGCGCCACGGCGGTTCCTTGCCGGGTGCCATCACCTCGTACACGAAGGTCGTCGTGCCGACCGTCTCCCGGACCGTGTCGCCCCGCTCGGGCAGCACCGCCGCCCCCAGGACGAGGTCCGCCGCGTGGATCAGGAAGTCGCGGTCGGTCCACTCCATCCGCACGCCGCCGTACCCGTCGTCGAGCTTCAGGAGCGTCCGACCGACCGTGGCCTGAACCCCGACCTCAGCCGCCCCGCGGCGGTACACGACCGGCCGCGACGCGTGCTCCTTGAGCATGTCGGCCAGCCAGTCCGAGCCGGTGCGGAGCAGGTCGGGCATCGCGGCCTCACGGGCTCAGGCGGGCGCGGACCGTGGCGTCGGCCGCGGCCGCGGCACGGACGACCTTGCCGATCAGCTTGTTGCCGGCCGACACGTTGGTGGCGACGTTGGCCGCGTCGTCCCAGTAGACGAGCGTGCCGACCGCCAGCACGAGCCCGGCGAGCTTGGCGAAGTCGAACACCCCGCCGACCGCTAGCGCGCCGGGCGTGTTGGCCGCGATCGGTTGCTTGGCGACGCCGACGAGGTCGCCCTGCACGACCACGTCGCCGGACGCCACGTCCGCGACCGGCGTGTAGTCGATCGCCTCGCCGTCGTGAACAAAGACTGCCTGGGCCATCGGTTCCACTCCCCGGGGTGACTCGGGCGGTGACGCCCCGCCCGCTTACGCCTCGCCCGCTGATGCCTCGTGCGGTTACGCCTCGCCCTTGGCCTTCACCCCGCCGCGGGGGTCTTGCAGGGCGACGCCGAAGTCGTGGAAGCCCCGCATCTGAACGCCCAGCACGTTGAAGTCGGCCTCGGCCGTCTCGATGGTCGGGGACTCCTGGCCGTTGAGGAACGCGACCTCGATCACCGGCAGGTCGGTCGGCTCGGCGAGGAGATACCACGCCTTGGCGGAGAAGCCGGGGTACTTGGCGTTGCCCAGGTAGCGGCTCACCTCGACCCGGAACTTCCCCTGGTGCGGGTTGGTGATCGGGTACTTCGCGCCGGCGGTGTTGTCGCGCAGTTCCATCGACTTGAAGAGCTGCGAGCCCATCACCGCGAGCGCGGTCGGGACCAGAAGGATCGCGGGCAGCACGCCGACCGGCTTGCCGTCCCCGTCCACCTGGTCGAGGAACGCGACCTCGCCGGCGGTCAGCCCGTCGATGCCGAGCGCCGTCGTCGCCCCGGAGATGAAGTTGCCTGCCCCGGCGGTGAAGAACGCGGCGTTGTTCAGGAAGGTCGTCCAGAACACGTCGTTGATCTTCAGGCCCGAGCCCCGGCCGAGCTTCCGCGGTACGGTGGTGATCGCCCCCAGGTCGTCGTTGATCACGTCCCGGCGGTCGATCGAGAGCATGAGGCCGTACGTGTCGGCCTTGTTCGAGTACGTCTCGTTGCCGAGCGTGCCGTGCTTGAGTTCGCCGCCCGGCGGCACCTGCTCGTACTGGTCCTTGCCGACCAGCCGGTAGCTCGTCACCGTCTTGAAGTCGCTGACGTTGCGGACGGCGCAGACGTTCCGCCACGTCCGCTCGACCGAGAAGAAGCCGTCGAGCAGGAACTTGTTGGCGACGTTCGACAGGATCCCGCCGACGTCCACCGTCGAGAACCCGGCCTCGATCCCGCGGCCGAAGGCGTACCGGAGGACCGTGCGGTGGTCGCGGAAGTT